CTATTAGCAAAATCTTTGCTAACCTCAGGAGATGTAACAGCACTACCTTCAAAGCAAGGTTCTACGTCATCCCCAAGAATGCACAGCTTACTAAAAACTGCGTCATTAATAATGAAAAACTCAACTCCGAGATTATTATCCGTTGCCCAATGTCCATCTAAAGTTTCATCATCAAGTTCCATTGACTGTGGTTGGCCTTGTGTAATTACTTTGTTAAGTTCTTCAAACTGACCAGACCATAAATAGCCTGTTGTCATTAAATAAGTACGTTCCACCTGATTTTCAAATTCATCAGTATCAATGAAATTTTGGAACCATATTTTAGCATCTGGTGAAACAAAACCATAAGGAACAGTCTTACAAGAAGTTGTAAGTTTACCATCCTCTATATGCATGATATGACCATGATCACCAAAATCACCTTTTTGATCACTTCACGCAGCAACAATAGGCGTACCCCGCAAAGTTTTAGCCATATCTTCAGCGGTCGAACGATTAATATATGAACCATTGCGATTATGTCCTAAGTAAAATACTTTAATTTCACACTTGGACATGAGAGGATTAATATCCAAAGGTTCAAGATTAATAAATTGCGGCCCCTGAATTGTACTCACTTCAGAAATATTTTTTAAAGCCATACAATCCTCTCCTAGCTCGCTGATTCTCTATTTTGTATTGTTTTTTCGGATTTTTGGTCATCTGGTAATTCAGGGCGACCACCTTCCGAGGTAGGAGCATTACTATCACCTTTCTCTGTTTTATTATTATTACCACTCATAGTAGATGACATTTGCGGTGGAATAAATAATTCTTCCAAATGCAATAGTTCATTCTCAAAATAAGCAGTTGCCATAACAGTACTTTGTGACTGCCCCAAAGCAACCTGTGGTAATAATTTAGAGAAACCAATCTGTGTTTGCTCTTTATATGTCTTAGATAAATCTTTATAATTATAAATAGTAGTTGGTAACATAGTTACTTTATACTTTAAACGCTTTGTATTTTTATTAAAAGGTTTAAGTAAACTTTCTGCGTATTCTTCAAACTGTAACAATAAATCTGTCATTGTAGCTTCATCGTTAGCGATTGATTTCTCTAAAGCAATATTACCATCTGTATTAAATTGCTTTTGGCTAACGCCGGCTTCATTATAAACAGTTCTTTCAACTTTATCAAGTTGGTCAGCAGAACTCATATTACCATTATCAGATAAATCTTCGACTTTAACATCTGCCAAAGTGGTTAAAACACTAATTCCAATAGCGTCTCCAACCATTTCAACAGCATTATTATGAAATGCTTGAATTTCAGGTATATCAAAAATAGATTCACCATTTTTATCTAATGGCATCTCTTGAATAACTAAACGTAAAAGCTGTTGCTCCATACGTTTTTTATCTAAATCCTGGGCATCTTCTAAGTCTAAGAGCTTAGGGATAACCGCAACAAATAACGGAATATCGGTGTTACTAAGATTAAACTTAACAGTCCTATCTGTATCCAGTACAAACCACCCTGATTCATCACCATTAAAATCTTTCTTTAGTGTACCGCGCTTATATGATAAATAAGCTTTTCTAAATTCTTCTGGGAATAATTTAAGTACTCTAATTTTATAATCAGCGTCCGCAAATTTATCGTCAAAATATTTAATATTAAACTCAACAATTGGTTTGCCATTAATTTTATAACGACTGCGGCAATAGTCTGGATGCAATTCTTGTAAATAAGCAGCTTCTCTTTGTTCTACCTTATAACCATAATAGCACCCATTTTTTACAACTTTAAGTGCGATTTCCCCAAAATTCTTTCTTAGTCTACAATTATCCAAGAGGTTAGAAGCTTTATATCAACCTTCAATTACTTTTTCTGGTTTAATATTATCATCATAAACTATTGGAGTAATCATTCAGTCGTAACGATATAAATAAGCTATATATCTACAAAGACGCATATAAATACCATTCATAGCAAAATATCTTTGAGATATATCCCGCAAAGTTTTAATATCTTGTTCGGCTAAAGCCCTAACAATATCTTTACGTCTAAATGGACGATGGCGATGTCTATCAAATTTATAATCTACATCAAAAAATACATCGTTAGATAAAGTAGTTTTACCTATTTTAATTTTATTAAAATCCCTAGAGGTATGCGGGGATTCTGACTGCGAAGTTATTTTAAAATCGTTTGCGGTAGCCACCGCTCACCTCCTTAATAACCTGCCGCCTTCATAATATACTCATACGTTATTTTAGGTTCATCATAATAAGGTATAGTAATTAATTTAATATTATGATCTAAGCAGTATTTTCGTTTTTGTGTATCGTTGTATTTTTGCCTGCTGACACCACGTTGCCCACCAAATTTGCTTACGCTAGTATAGTGTTGTCGCCCTTGGGCTTCAATTAGAAAATCTAATGACCCATCCTCCGCAAAGCAAGCAAAATCAAAACGTAAAGCTCTTCCGCTTGACGCTATTAAATCATCAAAACTATATTCCTCTTCAAAAGGAATACCATAGTCAGTTAAAATATTATGTATTTTAACTTCTAAACTCGAAGCTAACATCAGTTTCTCCTTTTGCGCTATCTAATAAATATTAAAATTATCTTATTTTAAATTATTCTATCTTACCCCAATTTTTTTACTATAAAACATTAAATCATTTGGATTAATCTTTGGACGTTTGCCTCGTTTATCTTCTTGTAATTTACACCAATATAAACCGTAAATTAAAGCAGAAAATTTGTCCTTCTTGATTTTTTTAGACGATTGTTTTAATATAATATGTGCGCCATCGTTTTCTTGAATTAAGTTTAACATTTGGTCTTTCAGGATAGAGGTTTGCACAAACGGTTGCAGGTACTCCGCACGCTTTACCGCACTCATCTTTTTACCTTGCTCTTGGGAAAGTAATTTATTCTTTGCAATATTTTCATCTACTAAAAATTTAATGCGGCCTGCGCTCATTTGGGATTGACAATATGCATACATTTCTGAGTTCAAACTCTGGTTTGCTTTCATAATGTACATGGCGTTATGAATTGTATTTTCTGTCTCCATAGACTTATATACTCTATCTTCATCATTATAAACGCCCCAATTAAATAATATCTCGCCTGTGTCTGGGTCAGTTGTATCCATAGTTAACATATCTACAAGTCCCGCGCCCAGGCCGTTACCGTCGATGACGGCTATGCGGCATTTAAATTGATTAAACAATCTTTTAATTTTAATCGCTTGCATACCAAAATGTTCTTCATCGAAAGAATAAATATTTACTAAGCGTTTCAACATTGCACCAGACGCCGCAGGTGTAACCTTAATAATACATACTTCAGTAGTACATCCAAAACGTCCAACGTCAACGCCCATAATATAATATCCCTCTTTAGAGGTTTTATTACTATATTTATATTCTGGAAGATTAATAATTCTATTTTTATCAAATTTAGATGATTCAAAAAAGGCAGACTCAATATCACCAGTTCATTTAGATTCATACTCACGTTCAAATGATGCTTCGTTAAATGTACCATCTAATTTTAAGTCTTTAACAAAACTTTTTTGTAATAATCCTTCAATAACAGGAACACGCCAAGAACCGCCAAGAATCATTGCTTCTTTTGGACGCGCAACCGCTTTACATAATAACTGAATTAATTTTTCATATGAGAATGTATTTTTGTAGCCCGCAGTAGTCACAAAAATTTGTGACTTATTTAATACTTCATCATCATCTGGTCCTCAACCGGGAATTCGCCTATTAACATTCAATGTTGGTATAATTACTTCATTTAGAATATCTTGGTCAATACCAACACACTCTTCCATTAATCCAGCTTGGAAACGCCTACCTCTTGTTTTCTCGGTCGCCGCAACATTCTCTAGTGTTGAACCATTCTTAAAAGTATATATAACACTATCTTTAGTTTGCGAGGTCCGTGCTCTCGTACCTCGTGTATCTCATATAATTTCTTTTTCAAAAGCAGGTATTAGCTTACAAATTTCACCTACTTTACTAGATAGAATCTGTGCAGACTGTTCTTTACCACCCGCAACAGTGAATAATTGTGAACCGGGATATAAAATAGCTTTAATCATTAAACACATAACTGACATAAAAGATTTTGACCATGCACGCACAAATGTAGCAAAAACATATCTATGCCGCATAACAACTCTTAAGAATAATCTTTGATAAAAGAAAAAGTGAAATGAATTATCTGGGTTTAAGCTACATAAAAAATCTACAAACCTATCCGGATAAACTCTTCAATAAGCTATAATTTTTCTTAAATTATCTATATTCTTTAAAATAGTTTCTTTAGTAATCTCTTCTTCTTGTTCTCTAGTTTTTTGATTGGAGATAAGTGTATCTAGTGACATAACTACTCCTCTCCAAGAGACTCTAACAACTTCTCTGCGTCTTTTTCTATTTCATTTTCTAAGAACATCTGAAATTCTTCAGCCTCATCATCCGTCAACGCGTCGGCCGCAAGTTCTTCACTAGATGTAACTAAACCTTCTTCAAGACTTAAGTCACCTTCTTGTTCTGCTTTCTCTAACTTTTCAATATAAGACTCAATCAAATCACCTAAACCAAGTTCAGTAGTAACTAAACCATATGTGTATGATTTTAAATCTCTAATAGTAAAATCTATTTTGTCTTGCGGATATTCATCTGGGTCAATGTACTGTGGAATCGGCCCACCTTCTTGCTCACATAAAGCAATTAATTCTCCAACAGAATCAAGATAACGTTGTTTATCTTCTTTGTTTTGAGCTTCAGTAAATTTACCGGACTTCCGCAACTGGTCAAATACTGTAGCTAAACTTTTATAGCCATTAACATCGCCAACATCTAATGTTTCATCCATTTTTAAAGAAGTTTTACACATTTTCTTTAATACTTCTTCACGGTCAACATTTAATTCATATTCATTGGCATAACGTTTATACATTGTCTCCATTGCAATTCATTGCGCTGGCGTGTAAACTGTACCTCACTTTAACATTAAGAATTGTATATCATCATCTGTAAGTGAATCAGTAATAGCAGATTCATCAATTTGATATTTAGGTAAATCAGGTATCTCGAACTCAGGTGTGGAGTTCGACGATGCTGTCCCCGCAGACAATGTATTATATTGTGCTTCTGTTATTTCTCCATTTTCTAGCTTGGTTAATAACTCTTGTTCTCTCTCTTGGGCAGCTGCGATTGCTGCGTCTGATTCTTGTTGTTGTTTCTTGTCCGCAAAATTTAGTTTATCAGTATCTGCATAACTATACTGTTTATATTGAACCATGTTCATCGCCCGCAAATAACGCCCTATTACAGACTTAGGGCCGAATGAACCGGGATTCTTTTTATATGTTTCATTGCATAGTTGTACTCATTTTTTCTCGATGTAAGGTACATCAAATTTTTCTAAGATTCATGTAAAGGTTTCAGGTTTGCGGTTATCTATATACATAGTTAGACAATCTTTACAAATATCGTCGCGGTGTCCTGTTTTTAGCTTAAAGAATTCAGTCTCCGGTCGCGACCTCCCGCACTTGGTACAGGTTATGCGTTCTGTTGCCATAGCTGCTCCTTTTTTCTCTATAAAAAAAGCCCCGCAGGGCTTTTATTTTATTTGGTTTTTCCATTTTTACAATCTTTGCATTGAGAATACCAACCATCTTTAGAAGAATTCTTGGAGAAGAAAGCAGGGTGTCCCAACTTGACCTTCCCGCACTTCGTGCACTCTTTCCAATAGCCATATTCAACATTAGTATAGTATCATACTAGATAATCTTTTTGTGCTTGTTCGGCTAATAAACGCGGTATTCTTTTTCGTCAAAGAGAAGAGTAATATTGTTCAGAATGTCACTCTCCATAGTCATCATATATAGCTAGTTGTATTTGTTCATTAGTAAGACCATCTATTTTTCAAATGACTAAGTCGTAGAGGATAGGATAGTCTTCTGCGAGAACATCATCAACAAGATTTTCTAAGTCTATTAATAGTCAATGCATGTCGCATTGAGTATCGTCCCAACATTCTTCTTTTAGTTTAGAGTAATAGCAAAGTAGGAAAGAAATGTGGTTGGGGTTTAATAATGATAATATTGCATCTGATACAGGCATTTGATTTTCATCAAAGTGTACTTTTTCATCTATGTCTAGTTTAGTTAAAGTTTTTAGTTGAGCGGAGCGGACTCGGCCGTTTGCTCCTTTCCAAGATGCTTTAAGTAAGTAGGCTTGTTGCCAAGTTTCAATTATTGTTTTTTTAAGAGAGTAACGCGCGGGGCCCCTTGCATGTTGGAACTGACGTTGCAAGGAATCTATTGTGTTGATGAGGTCCCGCATCCCCGGAATAAGGTCTTTTTCCTCTTCTGTTATTGGGTCTTTTGGATCTAGAATTTGATTTTTGTCATTGTTTATCATGGCATAGATGCCATCTTCTCCATTTTCTAAGTTGGAGACTATTTCCTCGTAGGATACCTGACGTTTATTAATTGTTGCTTCACGATTCTTTGTTAGTGTTGGATATTCAGATTTTTTTTCTCTCTTTGTTTGATTGCGGTCTTGCGTAAATAATATATAGTTAGACATGTATAATAAATATTGTGGTGTAAGCTTTTCGTCAGGAGTTTCAGAAAGTAATCTGTTAACACACTCTATTCTTTCTTCTGGAGTGGTTAAGCTATAGTCTAGTTGCATGTAAGACACTCCTGTTTCTGTATTTTTTCTTACAATAGTATTATACCATTTTTTTCTTACCTTTGTCAAATTTTTTTTATACTAAAGTATGAAAATTTTTTTCTTTGATAAAAATAAATTTCGGGTAATATCGGTTATTAGATTTTACCCTTGAAAAAATAAAGTATTTTTGATTATGGAGTGGAAATTTGATTGTGAATGTGGGTTGGATCGGATGAGAAGAAAATTGTTCACAGTTTTTCCACAGTCCTGTAACCGCTCCCCGATAACCAAAAAAACATTTGACATGTATTGTCATATCTGCTAGTTTTTTTCATGTAATGGGGTTATCCCCCGCCCGGTATGGATGGATTAGGAGAGTATCATGGTAGACACTAGAACCACAGTGCGCGACGTGTATGCTAACGGCTGGACTATTGAGCGCGACGAAAATGACGGTTTTATTGCCGGCGGTATTCGTGTCAAGCGCGGGCATAATAACAGTTATTACATCAATATCTATGGACGTGAGTATGTTGGTAGTAAAATGGCAGTTTTCCAAGATATTGCATTTTATGAGAGTGATGACGAAACACTAGCCACAACTAGTGCACTAATTAATCTAATTGAGCATAACTCACGTAGGGATATGGCATCCCTTATTTTGCCGCTTGGTATTAGTGACTTGATTATTTATCTTGAGTGGCAAACTGATATGTACGGCGATTATTATCAACTAAACATTGAAAGCATGAACGGTGACATTTTGGTTAATTGGGTTAGTGACAAACTTAACTTCACCGACGCTTTGCACGGTCTACCTAGTACGGGCGGGCATATTGATGGAGTACAAACTATTACCCTGCTAGCTTTGGACGCTTATACCAAGTTTGTACAGTTGTGCAATAACTACTAATTACCAACTAGGATGATAGGAAATAACTAATGCCTAGTAATTCCATGTTTTCACTTAATAGTATTGAAATGGCGCGGCGCTACGTGCAAACTAGCGCCGCGCCTACGTTTGCATTATTCTACGAGGAGAATAATTACATTCATGCAATAGAATTACCCGTCTGTATGCCCGTGTTACTTTTAGTTTTTCGTGAATCACGTGCAAGCAAAACTAATGGGCAACAAATTATTCTCAAGCGCAAATACTTCTCTAAGGCTCTCAAGCGCGCTCTAAAACCCTACAATGGCGCGACACGTGTACTATGTCATGCCGACGCGCTTAAGAGCGTTAAAACGTATTTGAGCGCGTCTCACGGTATTAAAAGCCCAAATAACGGACACGTACTAGAATATCTGTATTCGTTGCACGTTGGCGGCGTATGGGATAGTGGCGACGCGACGCCATACTACGTGCGCGGCGACGTAGTAAAACCTAACGGCGACCACGTACAATGCAAAGCGACAAACGGCTCAATTACCGAATCATCGACACTGACAGCTATTAAATACATGCACGAGGGTCTGTAATGCCTTTTAACGCTTAAATAACCAAACTGTAATGGGGGAATAGTTCAATGCTATGTTTAAGGCGTTACACGGCGATACAATGACTAGTATTACATCTGTACAACTATCGTCACGACACGACTGCACGACCGAACAAACGTTCGATAGCACAACAAGGATAAACACCTACCAACACAACACTCACACCTATTATATAATCGCACTATCATAGAACTGGCAATATATTCGCATTTTTCTAGAACCGGCGATATATCTGCATTTTTCTAGAACCGGCGATATATCCGCGAATTTACGGAACTGGCATAATCGCACACAAATAATTCTCCGCATAATTTCGCGCCATAAAACTCGTGCATAAAATTCTCTATAGAACCATCAACATAAAAGCGTTTCATAGAATCGTAAAAATAATTCTATTGTTTGTGCTACAACACGTACAAATAGACAGAATAAAAATCTTTTGATATAATTAAATTGTTAAAAATAAATCAGGAGAAAAAGGTAAAGCTATGACATTTGTTGAACTGTATCAGATTGCTCACGAGATGCTAGAGTTGTATTGTCCTAACGCAGCAGGACATTACAAGAATCAGACTGCTAGGATGATGATTAACACAGCCAGGTATTTCACGGGCACAACGAACAAATGTTTGGTTGAGGATTACATGCGGACGCTAGCGGAAGCGTTCGCCAATGGTTATGATTGTAGACGATTCCAATAGAAAGGATGAAAGATGTATAACGTTGATGGCGCGGCTGTGCGGGCGCTGGTAGAAACACTTCCGTCACACGTATTTGACGAGGTCGTGTCAGACCTGCCAGAGCTATTAGAAGGATTACAAGAGTGGCAGGTAAGAGAGTACATTAAATTCATTGAGACAGATGAGGGCTACACACCTGACGATGTGGCTAAGGAACAAGGCTATGAAGATGTTGAGGACATGTATCAATCAGGGCCTTACTTCATGGTGTTCGATGACGGTGTACTAATCATCGAGTAGCTTAAAGTACCGAACAAATGTTCGTGCAGTTGTATTAATGCAACAAATGTTTAATTATGTTCAATAATTATGATATTAATGTAGTTAAATATTTAAATAATAAACACCAAACAATCATGTATTAACAAAAATTATTAGCCTAAGTTAATATTTTTATATTTTTTTAAAAAAAGGGTTGACATGCGGCGTTTCTAATATTATACTTAAGATGTAAGTTAGAACAACCGCAAGGAGGAAGTCATGAAGCACACGATGGACACCATGAAGCAGAAGGGCCACACCATCTACACCTATGGTGAGAAGAAGCATGGTGGATATTATGTGACCATCAATGCTCACGAGCAAGGCTATGCTTGGATGGCAGTTTGGTACTGCGACGAAGAAGCTGGTGACTGCGATGTTGCTACCGAGTTCGGGATGACGATGCACAAGGTGGAACTCCGCAGGGCTGCTGGTAGGATGATGGCACGGCTGTGCGAGGGCGGCTACCATCTCGACGCCATCCGGCTGCTGACCGATTTGGTGCAAGACGTGGCTTAGTGCCACGTCTTTTTATTTTTTAAAAGTGAAATTCAAAACGAAAAATTATTTTTGAGAATGAAATTCAAAATGAAAAATCATTTTTAAAAATGAAATTCAAAACGAAAAATCATTTTTGAAAATGAAGTTTGAAATGAAAAATCATTTTTGAGAATGAAACTTGAAATTTTAAAATGAATTTTCAAAATAAAAATCATTTTTTTAAAATGTTCGTATGAGGGCGAAAAATTATAGCACACCCGAACAGCAATGTCAAGAGTTTTTTGCAACTTTTTTTTAAATTTTTTTTCTAAGCCCAAATCGAACAAATGTTCGGTTCTACACACACACTACACTCTCTCGCAATGCCGTAAGGTTAGGCACGACCCGCTTGCTATGTCTTGGCTGCTCTGTCTTTCTCTCTCCTTTCTACACCTTTAGTGTACTATGTTATGTGTTATGTGTCAATAGAAAAATAAAAAAAATAAAAAAATTTATTTTGTAATTATGTATTGACATGCGGGACTCGAAGGGGTACACTAACATTGTCAGGTAAGACAAACGAAAGGGGTAGAGTAATGAAGTGGATTATTGGAATAGTCGTGGCTATGCTGGCAGCGGTCTGTCTGATGGGCTGCACTCCGCAGGGCACGGATGATTTGCAAGCCGAGGTCGATGCACTCACGATGCAGCTTGACGAAGCAACCGACGCTAACGAAAGGCTTGCAGATGCTTACATTGACCTAGAGGCCGAGAATAACGAACTGCGCGAGATGAACGCCGCACTCATGGCCGACAATGAAGCACTGGCTAACCGTGAGCCGCAGGTTGTCTATCAGACAGAATATGTGGAAGTCCCCGCCGAGGATAACTACATTGAGTGCGGGGGTTGCGGTGCACACGTTCACGACTGGTACTACATCGAGAACATGCAGGGCACCGACCTTGTAGCCGTCTGCGCTAACTGCTACGATGCAGCTTGCAACTACTACAATGGCGATATTGTTGAGCAAACAGTTATCGAAGTTGCCGACTAAAGGGGTGGGGCTTTAAGCCCCGCCCTCTGAGGGCGAAAATTTTAGCACAACGCCGCAGAAAAGTCAAGCATTTTTTTAAAGTTTTTTGCAACTCTTGGTTTAGTCCTGAAACCAGGAGTTGCTTGCTAAACAATATTATTATGTTATAATTTAAGTAGCCTAAAGAAAGGGGTATTAAAATGACGTCGATGGCTATGGTGTTTGTGCTTGTTGGTTGGGTCGCTATGTTTGCGGTGTTTTGCACGTGCGGTTATTGTGCGGTGCAGTATTTCCGCAACGGTGATTTGGTGAAGTGTTTGGTCTGTGCGGTGGCTTGTATCGTTGCCGCTATTCCTATCGTTACTATTGGATTTTAAGGGGTGTTTAAAATGCTGTGGGGCTTGATTCTATTTTGTGCGTCTGTGTTCCTTATCTCGTGGTTTAACCACATGCAGCGCAACTACTGGCACATTATGACTGTGCCGAGCAAAATTTTTGTCTTTGCTTTGCCTATTGTTGTTTGGGCTATCACTTGCATTGTATGGTATTTTGTGATATTCTACTAGTGTAAGACTAGATAAAGAAGGGGGTTTATTATGTGCATGTTCTGCGAATTTGAGGACACTAACGCAAAAAAGATAGTTGTCTATGGTAACGAAACAATTTACAGTGAACGCAAGAATAACCCGTGGGCGCATTTTGTTTTAGCGCGTTCGGAAGTGTGGGATAATCAAACACAACTAATCTGTGGTTTGGGGTTGCCCATTCGTAATTATGAAGCCATGACAATTTTTTATTGTCCGATGTGTGGGCGTGAACTCTAACAACCTTAAAAGGGCGGAGCATAAATTCCGCCCTATGAGGGCGAAAAATTTTACCACGGCCGCACACAAAAAGTCAAGCAACTATCAGTTTAAAAAAACAACTATTTGTTTCACCCAAAACTATTGACTTACTCCACTAGATGCACTAATATTTACATTGTCTAAAGCCTAAGAGAAAGGTAAAACATGAGCAAGAAATATTACATGGTGCTTGACGTGGAGACAGTCGCCGATGCTCGTATTCCCTACGATGTGGCATATATTTTGATTGACCGCGAGGGAAAAATCATCGAGCGTTTTAACGCGCTCGTGGCGGAAGTCATGGACAATGAAGTCATGCGTTACATGCTCACGCGAGACAGTTTCGCCAAGCGCAAGGCCGATTTTTACCTTTACACTTGTAATGCGCCCGTGCGGGACTTCGTCACCATCGCCGACTATGTGCGCGAGACTATCCGCACATTTAACGCCGTCGTAGTTGCTTACAATGCCGCTTTTGATACTAAGGTACTGCAAAACATGGCGCAAGTTTGCGAGGGCGCGGACTTCTGGCCTAACGATTGTCAAGTTTGGGACTTGTGGCACATGGCACTAAACACCATTTGTGACAGCGGTAATTATGTGCGTCACTGCATCGACAACGGTTATTTGACCGACAAGGGCAACATTAGCACAAGCGCAGAGGCCGTTTATTCCTACTTGACGCAAACACCCGACTTTGAAGAAGCACACACCGCCCTTGCAGATTGTGAGATAGAAGCGCAGATTTTGACCGCTATTTTTAAGCGCAAGCAAAAACTAACGACCGACTTTTGCGCCCCTGTCTTTCATCGCCCCGTTTGGCAAAAGCGGTGCAAAGTGCAATTGTAACACTTACCCGCCCCACGTGTTAACCCCTTGACACGTGGGGCAAAAAAATTTTTAAAAAATTTCAAAAAAACCCTTGACAACATGCGCCCCGCAT